TTATAAACTATTGATTGCTGTTTCATAATTTGAGACAGCTTTTTTTGCATTTTCTTGGTTAGTGTGCCAATAAACATTTTCAGTCATCATCAAGTTAGAGTGACCTAGCCTGTATTGTACATCTTTGGGGCTAGCTTGAGCGTAGAGCATCATTGTTGTATGTGTGTGACGGAAACCATGGAATGATACATTAGTCACGCCAGCAGCCTTAAAATGCTTTTCTAGGCGCTTTCTCAAATTACAAGCATAAGCATACTTTTCTGTAAATACAGAGAATACAACCGTTTCAGACCGCCCTAGTTGCCATGATTGCACTTGTTGACGGTTCTTGTATTGTTTGAGCATAAGTAATGTGGCATTGTCTATTGGTATATCACGATAACCAGCGTTTGATTTAGGTGAGTTTATCTCTTGAAATCTGTTGAGTGTCTTGTTGATGCTGACAATACCGTTATCTAGGTCAATATCAGACCATTCAAGAGCTAGTGCCTCACCGATACGGCAACCAGTAGCTAACAAAGTCTTGTATAGGACAACATCAAACAAGTTTTCATAGTTTGATCGGTCTAAGGTATCGAGATAATCAAGAAATTGTTTTAGTTCTTGATTGTCCAGGTATTTTACAGCAGCTTTTCCTTTTTGTTGCTTACGTGGCACTATAACATCATTAGCTGGGTTATATGTTATCACTTGCATAGAAACACCGTATTTCAAAATACGCTTATTCATGTTATGGAGTAAGGAGTAGTTAGCAAACGCTCCTTTTTGCCCTGTATTAGCCTTGTCAGCCCATTTGTTTACTTGTTGTTGGAGATAATAGGTGTAGTGAGTTTAGATAGCTTGTAATCGCCAAATACAGGTAGTAGATGCACTCTAACCAATCCCTCCATGGATTGGCGAGTATTTGGCTTAACTGTATTCTTGTAACTATCCCACCAAACTTTTACAAGCTCCTTGTACGTTGTAATTGTCGGCTTGTCTTTAACTGTATAGCCATTAGCAGCAAAAGCATTGATAGCATCACGCGCTTTTACCCTAACCCCCTTTTGAGTAGTTGCTGTAACAGTTGTACGGGCTTTCTTGCCCGTTAGTTGGTCCACGCCTAGATAGACACTAGCATAGTAAACTTTTTGACCGTTCTTTTTGATTTTATCTTTGATTTTCATGTATTTGTACCTTTCTTTCCATCAGCAGGCAAGGCGCGTGGTTTTGTTAGGTATTTATACATGAAATGACTTGCTTAGTCATTGTCAATTTTAATTGTTTTTTGTTTTGTTAATTGATTTTCTAAGATATTTACGGTATACCCATGAATATCTATATTCTCTAGTAAAAATCCGAATTTTAGCATGTTCACCAAGATTTTAGGCATTACTTTAGAACGTTGTCGTATGTATGTGCTAAATGGGATAATTTCTGTTGATGTAATGTAATCAATACTTTGTGATGATGAATTAGGAATATCATTTCCAAACAAATTAAAAAATCTTTCTTTATTTACATCGTCAATATATATTGTTTTTGTCGGCTCATTAAGTATTGCTAATAATGCAGTATATAAACTCTTTTCTTTGTTAGTCAACTTAAAACCAAAATAGAAATACTCTTTATTTTTTATTCCTCCAAAAAGTGAGTAATCAAAATTAGATAAATCATTGTTTAGTAGATTTCCCTGCAAGTCTTTTGATTGTTCAGTAGCTAATTCAATAAATTTTTTTATCGTTTCGTCTGAAATCTGATAATCAATCTTAGAAATGGTATTTCGAGCAATTTCTAATGCTTTATCTGTTATATTATCGTGCAAGGAGTTGTACTCATCGTAGCCCTCAATGTTTTTTGGAGCTAACTCCATTATTTTTAAGTGTAAATAATTATCGTAATCACCGTAAAGTAACTCTTCTACACTTGTTTTTCCAATGGATGAAATTTTTAGTAAGTTTTCTTTATTGGGTAAATTACGTCCTTTTTCCCAGTTATTTACTGTACCTTTGCTGGTATTAAATCTTTCTCCAAATTTATCCATAGATTCACCTAATCTTAATCTGATATTTTGGATACGTTCCCCCACAAGTTTATTATCTATCTCCATATAATCCCTCCTTATAGTATATAATAAACTTTTTTTTGAAAAAAGTAAACAAAAGTATTGACTTAGTTAACATGAAGTTTTATAATTATGGTATTCAAAAGTAAAGGAGGTTGCACATATGACTTGTACAAACAAGGTTAGAGGTTACCGAAACATGCTTGGCTTAACCCAAGAAAGTCTCGGGAAAGAGCTTGGTATATCTAAGCAAAGTTATCATAATAAGGAAAGTGGAAAGACGCGGTTTTCAGATTCAGAAAAAATCAAAATTAAAAAACTGTTGTTACCTATGTTCCCCAATATCACGCTAGAAGATATATTTTTTTAACAAACAGTATTCAAAAGTAAAGAGAGGTGGTTTATTAAGCACCCAAGCGTATTTATGTAGCAGTCATGGAATGGCTAGTAAAAGATTATTAAAGTTCAAACAAAAAAGCCATGTACAGGCGACCAAACCAACGTACACGGCTAAGGAAAAATAACAAAACTCAAGCAAAGGCAAGGCGCGTGGTTTTGTTAGGTATTTAGTAAGAGTGAAAACTATCGCCCTTATAAAATATATTTACTTTAATTTTACCAAAAATAAAGGAGAAAATCAAAAATGGCATTAAGCACACGAAACATTAAACAGCAGGGCAACCAGATTGCTGAGTTGCTCCCACGTATTGAAATTATCCAACAGCTAGGCAATGCTTTATTACTTGCTGATAATTCTGGAGCAGATAACACAGTATTACACCATCAAATGAAACAAGCATTTAGCGTTATTTTTGAAATGACTGAACAGCTATATAAAGACTTAGATTTAATCGCTTGTAAGTTGATAAATTGTGATGATGATAAAGAATTGGAAATAATTAGAAAAAACGAGGAGGGAACACTTGATGATAACTGAGCCGATGTTAACTGTTGAACAAGGTTTGATATTCCTTGCTGTATTAACTCCATTTACTATCTACTTATGGACTCATTTAGGCACTTATAAACTCCATATCAAGCCTAGGTCAGAGGGTAAAGATACCGACAAGCTCCAAAATCCTCGCTACGGAGCTTATATTCAGCTTGCTGGTAAGAAATTTAACTAGGAGGGGAGTATGGGAACATTTTCGGTTGAATTTGAACAAAGCTTATTAGATAGAGTTGATAGGCTAGCACAGCAAAAGCTGGAGCTAGAGAAGAAGTTACAAAAGAAAACAGGTCTAATCACAGCTAAGGAACTCAAAGATGAGCTAGATATTTCCGGAACAACTTTGAAAAACTGGATGGATATTGGGCTTGTATCATATCAATCCCCTTTTGAAAGTAGTAAGAAACTTTATTTTAAGGTTTCTGATGTGATTAACTTTCTTACGATACGCTAGGAGGTCTATTTTGAAAGTATTTATTATTGATGGTGATGCGCGGAGAGGTAAGGCGCATTATTCACCTGGTTTGGATATTTTGTTTATCAGTGACAAAGTAGATAAGTACGCGCATAATGAACTGATTGAGCGTGTGACGAAATCATGTAATAGAACAATCTGGAGGTAAAATTGTGGCTAAAGAACATTACGAAGTAACAAGTGTCTTTCCAGCAGGCTGGATTGTTAACGGAAAGAAACTAACAGAACCTATTGAAATGTCAGTAGAAGAACTAAGAAAATCCGAGGTATATCCGCCTGAAAACAGTTCGGTATATGACATTTTCAAAAAAATAAATGAAGAGAGATGGGAGGAGACGCGGAAAGATGGCAACAAGGCGAATGATTAGCAAGGAAGTTGTTATGACTGACAACTTTCTTGATTTACCTCCCACTACAAAAGTTTTGTATTTTTTTCTAAACTTAGAGGCAGATGATGATGGTTTTGTCGGAAATCCTAAGACTGTTATGAGATTAACTGGAACAACTAAGGATGATATGAAACTTTTAATTGATAGCGAGTATGTGCTATTGTTTGATACTGGAGTAGTAGTTATAACAGATTGGACAGAGCATAACGCTATCAGAAAAGACAGAAAAAAAGATACTAGATTTACAAAAGAAATGCAACAAATAATATTGGTAGACGGTGGGAAATATTTTTGGTTGTCAGATAGTCAACCAAACGACAACCAATCGGCAACCATTAATACACCAAATGGGTGCGTAGGAGAGGATAGGAGAGGTAAGGATAGTATAGGTAAGGAGAGAGTAGTAGAAGTAGATAAAGAACAAAATCAATCACCTACTCCCCCTCCTTTTAATCAAGACTTTGTAAATCTCTATAAATCTTTTGAGGCTGAAACTGGTAAAGCCTTATCGCCGATACAGATGCAAGATTTGCAGTACATGCTAGAAGATTTTAGCGCTGATGTTATTCATGAGGCATTGAGAGAGGCAGTAGGTCAAGGTAAGGCTAATTTTGCTTATATTCAAGCTATTCTCAAGCGATGGAAACAGGATAACCTATTGACGGTAGAGCTTATTAGAAATAATAAGGCAGCGCGTGAGGTTAAGAAACAGCAAAATAATTCAAAACCAGAACCACAAACCCGTGAAGAATGGTTGGCGAACTGGTCAGAAGAAAACCCATTTTAGAAAAAGGAGTTACACATGCTAACACAAGCTGAATTTATCGCAAACACAAAGACACTAGAAGAGACTTGCCCCATTCATGGCATCCCGTTAATGCAACTTGATAGAGTTGTTAAAATTGCTGAAGAAGATAAACCACGGAATCTTTCTCCGATTTGTCCAGAATGTATAAAAGAGCAAAATGAAAAGCAAGTGCAGGAAGAGGTAGAAAAACACTTGAACGCAGGTATTTATCAGAAAACCTATAACGTGCTTATGCGTGACAGTACCATCCCAGAAGACTTAAAAGCGGCATCTTTTGATAATTTCATTATTGAGACACCAGAGGAAAAGCAGATGTTAGATTTTGTAAAAAATCAAACTCAAAAATATCTTGATGGCATGAATGGAAATACTTTGCTAACAGGTACTACAGGGGTTGGAAAAACTCATCTAGCTATTTCTCTTGCCAAAGAGCTAAACGAGGCGTATAGAGCCAAAGGAGAGCCTAAAAGTGTATTGTTTATTAACCTTACTGAGATACTAAGAGAAATCCGAGAGAGTTTTAAGTTTACCAGCAAAGAGGGGTATTATTCACGGATGCTGAAAGAGGTTGATTATTTGATTTTGGATGATTTAGGAGTCAAACTTGGTAACTCATCGGGTCGATCCAAGTCAGCATGGGAGGAAGAGTTTATTTTTGATGTGCTCAGTCATCGAAAAAATACCATCATCACAACCAATTTAAGCAATGACGAAATAGCAAACCTTTATAGCGAACGTGTCGCAAGTCGTGTCCGCACAGGATTAGAGGAGAACTATTTTAAAATATTTAGTATCAAAGATAAGCGGTACTCAATCAATAAGCTAAAGAGTAGTACGTGATAATGGACTAACTTACAAACTTAAACAAAAATAGACACTTTTCATGGGGTGAGAGATTGCCCCAATTTATAAGAAATTGCCATGCTTTCCACGACCATATAAACCAAGCGTGGCAAACTAATCAATTTGAAAACAACTAAAAGAACCCTACCTAAACCCCTATGCTTTCCATCGCCAAACAAAATATTAAGCATAGGGGACTTGGTATAAAAAAACTAATTGAAAAACTATCGAATTCTTACAAACAGGGTAACAAAAAGGGAAGTAAATTGGCTTGGTATTTGTTGAAAAGTCAGTAGTATCAAGCATCTACCTATTATCAGATTATAATAAAATCAAATAAAGGAGCGAAAACATGGACTTTAAAGATATTCAACCAATGGAATCAGTAGCTGAATTATTAAGCCAAGGCTGGATAATTTTAGAAAAAGATGGTATAATTAAGAAAGTCAATAATGTAAGTCATGGTAGCGTAGAAATCCATTTTAGGGATGGCGTGCCATATAAAAAGACTAATCATGTTGATGGTTTAATTTAATAAATAATGCTAGAGGAAGAACCCAACGCAAATTCAAGGCTTATAGCTTTGTTATTGTGTTGGGTTCTTTTATTTTGTTATAAGGAGGATAACATGACACTAACAACAATTAAGAATGACATCAAGGTATTTGGAAAGAAAAAATTAGAATATATGCGTGGTTATATCGCTATGCAGGAGGATTTTCAAGATAAGTTACAAAAACAATTGATCGGGAAAGTGTATGCAGAGCAAGAACTTTTAAAATATAAAAAAGAGGGTGAAAACTATTCCCAAAATACTGCTCAGCTATTGTATCAGCAACTAGAAAAAGAGAAAAATGCTGAACTAGCAAACCATAAATCAAAAGAAGAGCCTATTACAGCAGATGATGCAGCTGAACTAAGTTTATTATCTAGTATCAAATTAACAGTGGCAGAAATGAGAGAATACCTAGAAAAATATAAAAATAAACCTCTAGCTCTTAGAAAATTAGAAGATATTATGGATAATGACACTACCCTTGCTTATATTGAAATTGACATGGAGCAATTCAACCAGAAACAACGTCTTGAAAAGATAGTACATTTCCTTGATAGAAAAATTAATTATTTCCATGGTGGTTTACTTATCAATGGAGATAAGATTGATTTAGTGCAGCATGAAACGATTGTTGAGGGCAGTTTAGAGGCAATGGATGCAGAATTGCAGAACTATCTAGCATAGGGGAATAAAGGGGCAACCCTTTATTTTGATAATGAGGAGGTAATAGATGGCAGGGAATGAAAATGATAGCCTTACAACTAAACAAGTGAAGTTTATAGATGCCATGCTTACCGAACCAACGATAGAAAAAGCATGCGAAAAAGCAGGGATAGCTAGGGCAACAGGGCATAAGTATCTGAATATTGCAGCTGTTAGAAAGACATTGAGGATAAAGCAAGATGAGATGATGGATAAAACAACTCAAATGCTATATCTAGCATCGTCTAATGCTGTTTCTGTACTCAATGATATTATGATGGATAGCAAAGTTAATCCATACATCAGAACACAAGCCGCAAAGGCTATACTTGAACAATCATATAAGACCCATGAAATTTTTGGAGTTGTAAGGCAGATTGAAGAATTGAGGTTAGAAATTGAGGAAGTATCTAAAGGAAATCAAAGAGTTACGAGAACTCAAGGAGTTATTGAGTAATAGAAGTATGCCAGAGTTTATTATTGTTGAGGGAAACAATGATCTAGGAGAATTTTTCCAAATTGATGGCGAGCTATTTAGTGATAATGAACTTTTAGAAAACCTAAAAAAATGGCATGAGTGGGATGTGCCGGTTATTATTGATGATGATGCTAACCGTATGTTAAGTGAGGATGAAACGGAAATACTATACTTTCCCACTCATGAGGATATGATGGACTATATTAGAGTGAACAAAGGCTTAGAACCTTTGTATCATACGCCGAACAAGCCCTATACATTAATTTCTAAAAGTGAATGGTTAGAATTGTTAGATTGATGATTTGGGAGGTAGAAATGACTAAGAAGAAAATAGAGCGTATTTCTGTAATACATAGAGAGAAGATTTTATGGCTCAAGTGGTATTTTATGCGAGATAAAGAACAGCCTAAGTATAGTGTCCTTGAACGTAAAATGTTTGATGCTGCTAAAAATCAAGACATGCTAGCTTATCAAAAATACGCGACTATCAAGCAGATAACAGATATTAGGGTACAGACAAGTCCGGAGGATATGCTAGAGACTGTAAAAGAGGTTTATGTGTATAATCATATCAATATCATAGGGGCAGCACAGCGGATTTTATACTTATCACAGAGCGTTGCTTACACCAAGCTCAATAAATGGTTTGAAACTTATTCTGATTTGTATTTTAGTATTGTACCGCTTCCTGATATGGGGGTATATCATAATAAATTAGAGGAGGTATAATATGGGAAAAGCTATTAGTGTTAAGATAGATTTAGGCGGGATAGAGAAAAAAGCTTAGTTCACAATCCTTACAAATAGGAAAGGCAGCAATGATGAACCAAATGATACTTGATACTAACAAATATATTCCAAAGAAAAGTGGTAATTTGCGAGCATCTGGACACGTAGTTGGAAATTCTATAGTCTATAACCCACCTTACGCAAGAGCGCAATATTACGGACCAAAGCGGAAAGGTTCTGTTTCTGAAAAGTAAAGACGATTTTTCTTTGCTAACAGGGAGAAATTACTAGCAGCTAGAAGAAAGTACACAACGCCTGGAACTGGTACGCATTGGTATGAGAAATCCTTTAAAAATGCCAATAATATTAGAAATTGTAAAAGAGTATTTATAAAAGCGATTCATATAGATGCTACTTGATAAATTTTAATACTGTTTGATATAATGATTTAAGCACAAGGAGTAGTATATAGGGATTACGCCTTGATGGAGGAGATTCCGGTTCGAATCCGGGCTATTGTGCTAGCATCTAGGAAACTAGGTGCTTTTAATATGCTTTATTTACCATGTGTTAGCTGCTTTAATACTTAGTTTGATATTTATGAATTAGCTAGAAACTGTTAAAGGTGATTTTAGGGGCTGTTTTTGATTTACCAACTATTGATTAGAAATATAACAGTCTTTACTTGAATACGTATTACACGTATGATATAATAATATTGTCAGGAGGTAATAGCGCTATGCCTATGACACAAAAAGAAATGGTTAAACTTCTTACCGCCAACGGTTGGACAAAGACCAAAGGCGGTAAAGGGTCACACGTTAAACTTGAAAAAGCAGGCGAGCGACCTATAACCATTCCCCACGGTGAAATTAACAAATACACCGAAAGGGGTATCAAAAAGCAAGCAGGGCTGTTATAA